AGTCGTGCCGCTCTGATAAAACACAGGAATCTGAGCAGGCCCCTGCAAATCTTGCTCCCACGTATTCGCCGTGGGAGTATTAGAATGAACAATATCTACCTGCAAGTCCTCATCAAAGAACGTACCATCAGCAATATCAATATACGCCTGATCGTCAGTGCTACCATTCTGTGTAGAAACATCAAAATTAGACGCATCAAAGCCATTAGCAATCGCCGCTCCACGGGTTCGATGCAAATACTCATGCGTCTGCCAATCCAAAACAATACCGTGCCGCTCATCAAACAGCATGTACTTAGCAGGCTCACCAGAGTTGTAATGAATGTAAGCAGTAGGGGTTTCCGAATCCCACTGGTAAAATGTCGTAGTAGCCTGCAACACGCCTTCAGCGTCAAACGAAATGTAGTACAAATCCGAAGAACTACCGATAACTACGCTCTCAGAATCTGTCTTAACAAACTTCTGACCGGCACACCAAACCACATAACTGTCGCTTACGGGGGCAATCGTAAAAGTTCTCGTGGAATAATCAAAAGAGATAACGCTCTCGGATTTGTCTTCATGACCGATAGGCTCGCCGCCGTCACCATTAGCGGTTGTGATCACTTCAGAGATAGGAACGAGCTTAGGTTCGCCGCTATCGCTGTCATCACTGATGACTACTTTGTCGTCGTATGCTAATGTCACGGTTGTGAGTTCGCTTGGTTCAAAGTCAATCGTAACCGAACCAGTATCGCCTCCGCCGCTTAAACCAAGCCCAGCGATCACCTCTGTTATATCAGCCTCTGCGGGATCACCAGAAGTGTTATTAGCGCCAACAAACGCCACAGGCTCAAAAGAACGACCCTCAATAAACCCAACCCAAATACGGTCACCAACCTGCGGAGTGAAACCAATATACGGCACGTTTTCGTACACGTTGTTTTGACCCAAACGTGGAATAGTAACGTTAAGAGAGTTGTCGTTTACTGCTTGTACGATGGCACGCCAAAGACCGTTAGCGCCGCCGCCTGTAGAGTATGCTGTGTTTATTGCTCTAGAAACCATAATTCAATCTATCCTAAGGTAGTATGTTCCCTTTTTCTTTGTGGTGTTCAGCCAAAGCGATACCCTGTGGACTATTCCAAAAGTCAGTTAATACCTCATTCGGTACCGTAGGATTCGTTCGAGGCGGGGACACAATCTCCAAGAAATTGTCCACAATCGCACTAGCAGCCTTCTTTACTCTAAGAACACCCGCTTCAATTTCAGCGTCCGTAGGAGACAATACTTTTTTAGTTGCTGTAATACCCGGCGAACGTAATCTCCTCTCACGATCTTCCAATTCAGTTTGCCGCCTTCTAGCAGCTGCCAGCCGTTCCGCTTCTGAAACCCCACCATCATCCGTAGTAGACGTACTAGCTGAGCGACTCGTAATGCCACTACTCGTCTGCAACGGGAAATCAACCGTAGTGCTCTCAATCTTATCCCACGTCGCAGCATCCACAACACCAGTCTCAGGCAAACCAACATACGCCTGGAACCGCTTCACCGCCGCCTCCGTAGCCGGACCAAACTTCCCATCAACCTGAGTTTTAACAGCACGCTGAATACGCTTAACACAATCACCAGACGCACCCCTCTCAAATGTTTTCAACTTACACTCAAGCTCCTCTAACGAATCAACAGACGAACAAGTAATCCTCACCAACTTATCAACACCAGCCTCCACACTCACACGCTCAACCATCAAACGAGGATTACCATACTTTGCAGTCAAATCTGGAAGCTTAACAACCACACCCGGATAAAAAGACCTACTAGTAGCATTCGTCAACAACGACAAAGAACCATTATAAGGCTTCTCCTCATCCTGCGAAGCTTTAAAATCAAGCGAAGTAGCCTCCAACGGATTCTCACCCGAAATCCTAGAATAATCCAACTCACCATATGTGTTAATTTGAAACGGAGGAGTCGAAATAGTAACCTCAGGAGCATGATCCGCAATAAAATCCTGAGACGCAAAGAACAACACCCCTCTAGCCTCAAAACACATAAACTCTAACTCTCTAGCCAACCGAACAAGAACATCCCACGTAGACTCTTCTTTATTCTCCGAAGCTTCTCGTTTGATCGCTTTCCGTGGACTATCTTCAGCAAAAATTTGCAACCCAAACTTTTCAGCCATGTTGGCAGCAAAAATTGAAGGCGAAATGTTACCAAACGACTTTGCGCCTTTATCTTTCCGCATCTGTTCTGTTGCTCGTGACCTTGCACGAACTGTAATGTTGCGGTTGCGGGCATTGAAGTTTAGCGACGCTTCAGCAATTTCGTACTCTTCATTAAGGAAAGTAACTCTTCGCCCAATGATAAAGTAGTTGTTGGTAAACATGTTAAAGTTGTTGTCGTAGACTGTGAACTTTAGCTCGCTTACCATTTTGCTTGTGAGATCAATAGATAGGTTCATGATGCCTTCTTTGATTTCTTTCAGTTCGGTTTCGTCAAGTTCACCGATGAGTAGACTGTCTAGAGGTAAAAAGTTCATATTTAACCTTAAAACGCTAGTTCGCCAATGCTAGCGAGTGTTTCGTAAGCCTCTGTATCGCTTAAACCGTATTGTGTGGTGGCTGTTACGGAAACATCTATTAAAAATGCCTCCATCTCCGCCGCATCTTGACCGTATTTTACAGCAAGATCAGCATAATTTAACGGGTCAGCAGGAGGAGGTGATCCAACCCCCACCGCTTTAGGAGGTCTTTCAATCAACGGCAACTCCTCCGTCAACGGCCTATACTCCACCCGCTCAGTCAACTGAATACTAGCCTCAATACGTAAAGGCTCACCATCTTTATTACGATACTTAACCGTATACGAAAATTGTGTCAAGAACGACAAAAACGGCAAAGCCTGCGTACCGTAAATAAACTCACATGGAAAACCAGAACTAGCAATTTGCTCTAACGTGTCAACAACACCCTGTACCGAATCGCCGTCTTCGTTCAGAGGTCCAACCGACATGCCGCCGCTTGGGCGGTGAGCAATGACCGCATTAAACGTGACAGTACGCAACTGTGGAGTTGAATAGACGTTTAACGGTTTAAGGTAGGGTCGCTGAATTTGCTGGTAAGTTCCGCCATAGTTTTGGTGCTGTAAGTTTTGTGGACCAAACGGAAACACTACTTCCAAGAACTCTGGCAGCGGTTCCTCTGCAGGAGCTTCTTCAGCGTCAAGCGTTTCGAACGGAGCCGAAAGACGGTCTCGTGGTGCTGATACCGCACGGGCCAGTAGCGGCTCCGGGTCCGGCGGTGTACCGCTCGGCCCCCTTGAGGTACTTGCACGCAAAATCGCACGCTTAACATCAACCGTAGTCCACTCAGGAAACGCAATCGGGTTTCCCGATAAAGCTATAATTGTACTTGCTGCCATAATCTTTACCCTTTACTTTACTCAGTTGAAACTGGTGCGACGTTTATAGTGAAAGAGTACTCTGAACCATTCTGAGAAACTCGTGTTGCAGGTTCACCATTCAATGAAACCATCGGAGCAACCCCCTCAATTGCAGTCTCAATCGCCTGCAGCGCTGCAAGGCTCGCATCATTATCGTTGCCCACCTCTGAAAGGTACTGCTGCATAATCGCAGGCAAACTACCTTCCTCAGCTGCGCTCCGCAAAATCTGCTCATAATCAAGACCGCCCCGCTGCATCATAGCGATATCAGCGTCCTCCATACCAGAGAACATATCATACGAATTCATCAAAATCTCACGGAACCTAGAATCCTGAACCAAAGAAGCAGCGTTCTCATCAAGATACGCCTGCTGCTGACCATAAGTTCCCGTACCAAACACGCCCGCACGAGCAATCTCTCTCGTCCTATCAGTCTCCTCAAGGTAAGCCGTCACGTTATCAACATTACCCGTTTCAATCGCAGCCATTATGTTCTCAACCGGAACACCAAACGTCGTGGCCATCTCTAGGGCAGTACTAGCCAACAACTCATCAAGGTTAAACATGGAGGCAAACTCTTCACTCAAACCGCCAGTTTCTACCTGACGCTTCAACTCCATAATCGCAGACAAACCAGAAACAGCAGCGTTACCACCAAACGCAACCTCCGTAGAAGTATAGTCACTGATAAACTGCTGCAAATCAGCAGTGTTATACTGGCCTAGTTTATCTGCATCAGCCAACGCATTTAACGCAGCGTTTGCACTAGCTTTCGCTTCCATACCATAAGCAGTAGTCGTGGTAAGGTCAGGCAAGAAACCTTGAGCCAAATCAATCATAGGAGCGTTATACAACTCAAAGAGAGTTTCAACACCCGCCAAGTTTGCTGTATCCAACGCAATACCAAACTCTGAAACAAACCGTTCAATTTCGCCACGAGAAACCTCTAACGTTTCAGACAAGTCACCAACAGCAATATTGATCTTGCGGAGTCTTTCTTCTTCCTCACGTTGGCGACGAGCAGTTTCAGATTCAATCGTCTTTGTTAACGAATCCATTACGCCACCAAGTTCATTCTGAATAAAGTCATCTAAATGCATTTGCGTAAAGTCCATATTAGCGAACTCTGTGCCCGCTAACAGCCCAGAACTTTGAGCTTGCATAAGGAACGTTCTCATAGCGTTCGTGTCGCCTTCAGTGAAACCTTCTGCGGTCATGCCTGCCATCATGGCTGCTTCAGCGCTTTGTAACAACGATTGTGCTTCCATGAACTGTGCGTCGGTTCCGCCGTTAGCCGCAATCGATGACAGGTTTGTTGACATGCCTGCTGCGAAATCTTCGTTTCGTTGTCTTTGCCTATCACCTTTTGTGCCGCCCAAGAAGCCCATCGATTGAAGCACATGCGTGCCGCCAAACGCAATAGTGCCAGCAATAGCACCCGCACCCGCACCTATTAATGCGCCTACACCGGGAATCGGAATCAGCATTTGCCCTAAACCGGCACCCATAACCGTGGACCCTGCAATGCCTGTAAGTGTGTTTCCCATAGACGAACCTTGACTCAGGGCTTGCTTACCGGCACCATAAGTAGTCACACCGCCGCCTATCACTGCAGCCAAAGCCGGATTTGCGCCAAACAAAGCCGCAGTGGCAGCCATACCAGCAGCAGAAAAACCAGCACCAATAGGATCATTCTCCATGTAATTAGAAATACCCCTCAGACCATCCATGCTAAGACCACGATCAAGGCCGAAGGCGTTAGAGCTTCGTCCTCCGCCCCCTTCTGCCACACCCGCCTGATATGCGTCATAAAAGTTTTTAGCACCTAAAGCGCCAGCGAGTGGAGTTAACAATTTTGAAGCAAACGCAGCTTTGCTTGTACCCGCAGAAAACATGCCATTAGGATTTGTGCGCATATTTAGATAACGGTTAGCGACAGGCCCAGTTCTGTTATACATAGTGTCATCTAAGGCACTAACTCCACGAGAGAAAAAGCTAGGACCACGATTGGCACGACGGGCTGCAGCGGCAGGATTTTTTCTAGCATTCAGGGCAGACTTGCCCTTACCAAACGCATACAAGCCGCCAAGACCCAACACCATATCCCCACCCGGAATAGCGAGAAGAGCAGAAGCCAACAAATCAACAGCCTTAATCAACAACATGATAAGAGGCTCAAGAGCAGACAACACCTTCAACAATCCCTTGAACGCATCAGGTAACTTATCAAAAATAGGTTCCATCGCCTCAAAAATACGCACCAACATAGGCCCAAGCGTTTCAGTAATATCACGAATAATCTCAGGGAACCGCTCAAACAGCGGCGTCATAGCACCAAACACTTCAAACAAGTTAGGCAACACACTCGTAGCCACCACATTCAACGTATCAACCAGCCTCGGAAGAGCATTAAAGAAACCACTATTTCCTTGCGCAAAGCCCTGCTTAAATGCATTTATCACATTACCTAAGGCATCACCAAAGGCAATAAACGCCTCTCTGTTCTCTTCAAGCAAATTTGAGAAAGACCGAAACAGCCCACCCTCAGAACTACTAAACATTGCCCTAAGCATGTCCATAACAACATCAGCAGCACCCTCATAACTACGAAGCCAATCACCAAAACCAGTAAAGAAATCACCAACAGACCTAAAGAAGTTAATAAACTTATCAGCAGCACCCGCAATATCGCTAACATTCTGCACAATGTTAGAACGAATAAACTCACTTACCGCATCCGTAAAACCAACCAACGCAGGAGCCATCGAATCCGGGCCAAACTCCCGCATAATCTGAGCAATACCCAACACATCGTTTTTAATAATCTGACTAATCTGCAAAAACGAATCACGGAACGGCTTCAGTAACGGCTCACCAATGTTTGCAAAAATACTTTTAAACGACTCGGCTTCAGCCTTCAACGTACCAATAAACGTCCCCGCAAAAGCATCACCCAAACCCTGGAACGCATCAGCCGTGGCACCACCTCTAGAAACAGTACCAATAATACTACTTAAAGACGCACCCTCAGCAATAGACTCAGCACGAAAACCCCTAGCACCCTGCAACGCCGTAATAAGGCCAGCCGTATCGCCAGACTTCTGTGCAGACGCAAAAGCCGCAGCCAACGACTGCACCGCCTTAGCATCACCGCCAGACAAGTTAAACAACTGGTTAGCCAAAACATTACCACGGCGAATGCCCGCCTGCGCAAACGAACCAGCAACAGCCCCAGTAGACTCACCCAACAACGAACGAGTCTGCGAAGTAAAACTACGACTTAACTGACGGGCACCACGAGCACCTTGCTGACCACCACCAAAGAACGGCGTAAGCTGCACTTCCTGAAATTCTCTAATAGCCGCAGCCGCCACCGCCAAACCAGTAGCAACACCAGCAGCCGCCGCTGACAAACCTTTAAGGGCTATCTGGTAACCTTTAACAGCAACCCTACCACTAACTAACAAGCCTTTAACAGCTAACAACGCAGCCGAAAAAATAGCAATTTCAGCAGCAATCGCAATAAACGACAACTTAGAAAAAGTCATCAAAAATTTCTTTAAGACTCCGGTAACCTTCATAAGGCCGTTCTTAAACCCGTCCATTACCTTACGGAACCGGTCAAACTTGCGTGTATTTGAATCAGCTGTTTTATTTAGACGACGGTTTGTGCGATCAAAATCTCGGTTAGCGTTAGCAGCGCCACGAGTCGCACGACCCAAAGCGTTCTGACGATCCTCTAACGCCTTCAACCTACGCTCAATAGCAGCAAGATCGCCGCTAATATCAGCATCGATCTCAACCTCAATTACAACACGTTCTCTAGCTTCAGCCATAACTGCCCCTAAAAAGAAGAACCGGGAATTCCTATAGATATTCTACAGAAATCCCCGGTGCTTAGTAGCCACCTTGCATGGCCTTTCTTTGTCTTTCTCTTTCCGCCTGATCCCTAGCCAATGCCTGCGCACAAGCCATACGAATCAACCACTCATCATTCGTGGAATCTAATAACTGGATAGGGTCAACGTGGAACGTTTCACCTAGACGGGCCGCTGATTTGATTCGGACATCTTCCGAAAGGCTATCAACTAGCCCTTCGTAGGGTCCTCCATGTCCACGTCGTCACCATAACCAGCATGGTCAAGAATCTTAAGAGCGGTGCTCTCAAGGTGTGGATCAACAGCAAAGAACGCCCTGATAGCATCAGGCAAAGGACGATCAGTGTCCGTCATCTCCATAACGACCGGCGATGCAAACGTAATCGCATTCCCGTCATCATCCAGAACAAGCTCGTTGTTGAAGAAAATGCCAGTCACAGTCTGCCCAACCACATAACAAGAGAACTTAATTGAGTCAAGTTCTTCAGTCTTGCGGTTAGTAGAGTTGCGACGCCAAGCCTTCAACTGGTCGTTTGTAATGTTAGGAGAGTAACGGACAGTAACGCCCTTACGCTCAGGAATAGGAATCTCAATCTCAGGACGGGTAACTTCTTTAGCAATCTCCGTCTTCAACTGATCCAGCAAAGTAACCTTGCTGGCCTTTTTCTGTGCGGCAGCAGGTGCGGAACCTGCAACCTCAATAATTTCATTTTCTGTGCTCATGTTTATATACTATTCCTTTCCTAGAATCAAGTCAACTAGCAAGACACATTAGTCAGCAAGCGCTGCCCAAGTCTTGGGACCAACAACACCGTCCGCAGCAAGACCCTCATCACGCTGGAACTGCTTCACAGCCTTCAACGTCTTAGCACCGAAGTCGCCGTCAACGCCAGAATTCTTACGAGGACGAGAAGTCAGCTTGTAACCGTTCTTATCCAGAAGCTTCTGAAGGAACTCAACAACCGGCCCCTTATCGCCACGACGCACAACAGTCTTAAAACACGCCGCAATAAACTCAAGCGCCTGAGCCTGCTCAGACTTAACCGACGCAGCCTTCGGAACCTTGATATCGCCCTTAACAGGGAACCAATCCATCTTCGAACCGCTCACACGACACGGCTGATGATGCCACCACTCCGAAGCCACGGTCTTACGAATACCATACTCTTCAGCAATCTTATTCACCTGCGTGGTAGAGATAGAACCCCGCTTGATGATACGGAAGTCAACCGCATAACCGTAACCATCAAACTTCGGCTGGCTCATATGATACGAACCCTGAAACCCGGCGCTGTTTACACGGTCCGGGTTAGCTGCCAGATTGAAACCGGGCTTACGGCTCTTATAGCCATCATACAGGTACTTCTGCTGCTGGTAGGTGCGAACACCAGACACAACAGCAACCTTGCCCGCAATACGTGGATCAGCAAAGAACGCTTCCAGACGGGCCTTAAACTTAGGGTGCAGGTCTTTAACATTGACCCGACTACTAACTGTTGGAATACTCATGATTAACCTCATGTAGACAATACATATCAACAATAGCATATAAAAATCTACACTCCCACGCAAGCAATGTAAAAAAGAAAAGGCGCTACCGAAGCAGCGCCCAATCTTTATTCAATTATGTTTATGCGAGGATCAGATAGCGCTTACCCGGCTCACTGAGAACGTGAGCGAGAAAGAAGCAGGAGCACCTGAAGAAGCATCACCATCAGGCTCAGTAAGCCCAACAAGCAAGCACTTCGGATACACACGCTCAGACCCAGGCTCAGCCAGATCACAATTAAGCGTGTAAATCTTGACATCATAATAGGTTGAACCGACCAACTGACGAAGGTTGTTCAATCTATCAGCATCGTCATCAGGATTATAGAACCTGCTGAGAGTGATGTCACCAATTTCTGAAGGAGCACAAAGAACCTCAGGGAACGTCGATCCCCCGTCATACACCTTCTCTACTGCAGCGCTGATTTCGCCGCCGCTGACTGTAGCAAAGTACGTGGCGAAAGACGGACCCGGAATATGGCCGGGAACATCTCTAACCGCTGAAATCTCTGCGACAATCTGCCTCTGAGTTGCTTTAGCCATTTATATCTCCTTAGATTACGGGAGCCGAAAGATTGCTCTTAGTGATTACTATATCAATTAAATCCGCAACCCCGGAAACCCGGACCCCAACCTGGGCCTTAACAAGACCGTTGGCAAGTTGCGTCGCTGGATTAAGAGTGCTGTCAACCACGACATTGAAGCCGGGGTCAATCATCACGCCATCATCATCAAACGCTTCGTAAAGGCCACCAGCAGCACGGATCGGCTCCAAGAAAGCCTTGATTGAGCCACGGATACGACCGAACAAGTTGCCTCGGGCGTCTACCGTCTCAAACACGTACTCTTCCATACGGGCCTCAACACCAGTCACAATGTAGTTCATGGTGTCACGCATCGTAATGTAGCGCCAGTTAGCCTCATCGTTTGATACTGAGCGGGCACCGTAAACACGGATTCCGTTACCAATTTTGCGAATCACGTTAACTCGGGCCGCATCCATTGTTTCGCCGGTCGCAGCAGTAACATCCTTTGACAGGGCACTAACAGTTCGAGCCTGAGAAATCTGTCCAGCACCTGCACGCCACGGGCCACCGCTCTGCTGAATTGCTCTAGCACGAGCACCTGCAGCAAACGCCTCAGGTGAAATCGTGACCGTTGCGCCAGCAACCGATGACTGACCTGAAGCCAGCTCCGCAGCGTTCGGTGACGGAACCTTGATGTGTGGCCAGTAGAACGCCATGTAGCTTGCTTTATCATCAGCGTAGTAGTCTGCTGCTGAGCTTCGTGCTGAAGCGGCAGCAACGTCATCAAACCCCAAGAGCGCTACACGATTATGCTCAGCCGCATGATCCCGAAGCGCATCCCAAACATCAGAACCATAACGGCCCGGAGCACAAATAGCGCCCGTGCCAAGGTTGGGTGTAATGTTAGTAGTCGCTACAGCAATTGCTGTCACATAGTCTGAATCCGCAACCGCAAGACCATCACTACCACCAGAAAGAGCAGTAGCCGCAGAAGTAGCTGGGTTAGAAGACGACGTATCATCGTCAGTAAGTTCAACAAGATGCGAAACTGCTGAACTGTTCACCACGTTGATTGCGTCTGTAACTGACGTAAGGTCACGAGTTGAAAGGAGGAGAGCATCATCTAGATACACCTTAACCTTGAAACCCGAAACGTCAGCAGCAGCAATCTCAATATCTAGATTGTCTGACCAATCACCAGCATTCTTTGCGGTAGCAACCATAGTAGCCGAACCGGAAGAATCGGTAAGAGTGATAGAACCAGCCGCACTAGGCGTGTCTGTACTATTGGTTAGGACACGCTGCACATAGCACCGAGAACCGCCCTCATCAAAGAAAGTCTTGACATGGCTGTAAAGTGATCCTGATTCATAATTTCCGTAGTAGGTCGTATAGTCGTTAAAAGATCGAAGAAGCGTGGGTTCATCTGTAGGACCCCGCTCAGTCTCACCGACCATAAATACTTGACCTGCCACGACATCTGTAGTACCCACAGGACCAGTGCGTACTGCAGTGGTGACGTTAACTCCCGGCATCTTTAGCCTCCAATTTCGTTGTCGTTCAATACCGTATTGACTTGCCCTGAGGGCTAGACTTAGCGTCTGCTCTGTCAAGTATTATATTACCACGCAGCGTCTAGTGGTCAATGTAACTAATCTCTAAGAATAACGTAACCATTCTAAAGCGGCTTCAGCATCTTCTTCAGAAATTTCAGGCCGGTCTTCAGCAGGAGTGTTTACGATGTACTGTGCATATTCCCAACGCTCATCGTCATCTTCCAGACTGTCAAAATCAAAACTGCCGTCATCTGTCATGGGGGAATTATTAGGATTCATAAATCTAGTCTATCAGGTCAATCCAGGCCCCGTCAACAGGCAACTTACTCAAAGCATCACCCCAAATATCCAGGCCCTCATCAGCGCTCATAGTGCCTCCGCCATAGTGAACCCAAACTAATGCTTGCATTTCGTGTAATGTCATATCTCCAAAAATTTCTGGGTGAGCCGCTTTAAGCGAAGCTAATGCCCCTCTTGAAATTTTTGTGCTATCACGGAACATTAAGTCGCCAGAACCAAGCCCATTTGGTTTTGAAGATAAACCACTCTGGAACAAATCCTGTGCTGTAGCCGTGTAAGCCTTCCACGTTCTTACGCCTGTTTCTTCATCAATTTCCCAATGCCCAAACTTTGCCTCAGTTTTTAGTGTTAGTTCTCGCATGGTACCCGAACCAAGCTTATTTTTATTCGTAAGCGGATTCAATACCGCATTACCGGCCATTACCCTGTAATGCCAAGTATCATTGGTCGAACTATAATCAAGATCAGGGCGCAAAAGATTGGAATAAAAACTAGAATACTTTGGCCCAGAAATAGCATCACGTACTGTCACATCACCACGCAAAACAGCAACAGCCTGCTTAACCTGCAGTGTACCCTTAGAAGTAAACAGCGGATACGGAGACTCAACACCCGTATAACCTTTAGGGGTTTTCGTACCAGTATCAGAATCTCGCTTCCAATCCTTAAACGAAGTGTAGCCTCGCATGCTATTAGCGGCATACAAAACTTCAACTAACTGTGCAGAGTCTAACTCAGACGGACGAATAGACTGACCCGGCTTTAAATCTTGGTGAAAACCCAAACTGCTTGTCTTCTTAGTTGCTTTACCCTTACGCCAAGCCAGAAACTCTGCCATAGCTGGAGTAATCTCAATAGGTTCATCAGCTTTCAAAATGTTGATAAGTCGTTCAGTACTCTCATAATTGCCGTTAGCAGGACCATCCCATAGACGACCCGCAGACATTACCGTGGCCGCCGCTACTACACGTTCCAAATCCACATCTTGTGCATCAGCCAAAGCACGAAGCCGATCACCTTGCTCTGAATACCACCGTGACTTTTCTAAACCCTCTTTAACTTTTTCAGGATCAAACTCACCAGTAACAGGGTCATAACCCATTGCTATCATGGCGGAATGAGCCAAGTTCAAAGTAAGTTCATCTCGGCTAATACCCAACTCTTCAAAACGGGCATCAAGTTTCTTTTCTAACTCTTCACTAAACTCAACAAAAGACCCATCAGCATTCATACCCTCAATTGACAACGTGCCATTAGGGTGAACAACCTTGTCATCCGTCGATCTAACACCATCCTTATCCAAAGAAGAAAACATCACACCTTTGTCCTGGGGACGCATCTCCTTAGCCTTCGGAACATTAGCTCTCGGACTTTCAGGATCAGACTTACGGCGAGGACGAACAGTCCACTGCTTAATCGGAGTAGCGTCAGCAAACGCACCCGGCTGAACATACTCATCAACAGAAACAATCTCAAAATCGCCAGCAACCAGCCACTCATCATCAGACTCTACAGGCGAAATAGTTCTCGCAGGAAACGCATTAGCGCCCTCAACCTTAATCATAACAGATGACGGCCCACCGCCAGTAACCGACAAGCCAGCATACTCGCCAGCAGCTCTCTCATTTGAAGACGTGGCACCTAAAGGCATAGAGATAACCCCCGCAGCTTCCATACGCTGCTGCGTCTCAGCATCAATCATCATGCCACGCCACAGCGTTTCTTGAGGCGGCGAATCATCAATTAATTCAATTAAGCCACTATACTGCCCCTCACTGATGCCGTCACGGATACTTTCGGTCGCCCCGTAGTCGCCACGCACCCAAGCGTCTAACACGTCACCAGTTTCTGCACCATACACTTGTCTAATAGAGTCCAACCGACGCTCTAAACCTTCAGTCACTATTTCAATGTAACTAGACTCATAGTCATAAACGTCAATCTCGCCGTTTTCGTAAGCGTCGATGAGAGCAATACCACGTTCTTCTAGATCGGGGAAATCAGCCCATGCTTCATCACCTGACCTCCACGACGGAATGATATCGTCATGCAACTCTTTAGCTGCAGGACTCAAGTCACGGTCATCAATTGGTTTTGCCGTAGGCATCGGATCATAACCAAACTCGTAAATATAGTTACCGTCCGTATGTAAGTCACCGGCACGCACACGCATCTCAATGATACGATACTCGCCACGCATCGGACCCTCACCATGTTCAACAGCATACAACCTAGAAGGGGTAACCCAATCACCAGCGTTAATAGTATCCACACCATCCACAGGTACAGCACGATACATAATCACTTCAGCGTCAGGGTTACCACGAACACGACTAATAACTTCAGCCATCTCACGATCTTTAGCAGCATCCGCCCGCACACCAGACCCATACAGCCTCATAGCGTCCGCAGAATAAACATCCGGTGGATAAATCTGATCCAAAGCATGCAACGGTGCACCTTCTCCCCTTCCAGGCGGACGATGCTCAATCCTATAATCACCAGTAGCAGGAACTTCATCAACAGTCCCCAGCGTTTGCCCAACAGTCCCCAACGACTGACCAATAGTCTCCTGACGTTCACCCAACGCAAGATTTTCGCTCCGCCACGACTGTCGATACTCAACAGGATTATCGTTAGCATCAACCAGGCGCAATCCGTCCAACTGAGAAACATTAGACCCGTTTAAGAGACTAGAAATTTCCTCGCCCGCAGCATTCAAATACCGGGTGCCAATAGGCCGCTCAAACGGCGTACCTTCTTGAACAATACCGTCATTATCAGCATCTTTAGGGTTAGGATTATACGGCTCTTGACGCAACCCGCCCCATCTACCACTACCAATAGCCATAGTATTATCCTATCACGCAGTCGGTGTTTTAGCAAGGCTACTAGCCGAATACGCTCCCACTCCAGCCTGATTAACAGAAGCAACCCTAAACTGATACGACGTGCCATTAGTCAAACCCGTAACAGTATAAGCCGTATCCAAAGAATCAGTATCGCTCACAACAGTCGTCCACGTAGAACCAGAATCTGAAGACTGCTGAATGTTATATCCAGTAATATCGTACACGCCGCCGTTCCATGTTGAATCTGTCCAAGACAAAGTAACTTCAGTATCTCCAGCAACCGCAATAAGATTCGTGGGAGCATTAGCGGTGATCGCCATCTTCTCTACAGTTACCTGCGTAGACTGCATCACACCAAGAGGATCATGATCTACACGTTCTTCCAAAGACAGATCATAACCTACAAAAGCGCCAGCTAGCAAACGCTCACCCTTGATCAAAGTCAAATCAGAAAACTCTTCACGAATTGAAGACTCATCAATCTTCGGATAGCACGGAACAGACGAGTCATACGCAGACAACGAAGGTCCGTCCATAAGCGCTTCACGAACAACAGCAACAAGATTATCTCGCTGATCAGTCACAATCTGACCACCGCTATCACGCACCCAAACATAAGTACGCATTTGATACGTCACCCTAAAAATAGGATCAGCATCAACAGCATAATCAGTCCGCTCAATATTGCCGGTACTAATAGCCAACGTAATTAACGTCGGCCAAGCATCCAAAGCAAACGGCTCATACGACAAATACTTACGTGGCTCAGGAAGCTGAGAAGAACTCAATCCCCAATGATTCCGATACGTAAGCAGCCTACCCGGAATGTCATTAACGAGATAATTCGACACATATGATTTTGCTAATCTAGGTCCTGACATCATTTTAGATCGTCACCTTTGCCGCAGCAGCCGCCGCATCAATACCCTTTTGCCCGTCCATAATATATCGGCCAACTATAAATGCGGTTCTGTCAGAAAACGTTCTCGGAACAAAAAGTGGTCTGCGTTCAGGCATCTTGCGAGTTCCCGTAAAGTGGTAGTCAGCGTAAGGAATTGACGTACCAAACTGTGCTTTTGAAGCACCAATATCACGAACAACGCCACGCCCTGAATTGATCGCAGTTAAAGACCGGCGCAATGAGCCATCAGCAACAAGAATACCGTTTGCCCCGTAGTTCTCTAACTTCCACGAGGCATACTCTTCGTTAAGGCGCTCCCACCGCCCACCAGCAGCCGCACCCTCTGTCGCAAACAACTGCTCGTGGGCATTCGCAAGCTCACGCATAGCCCAACGAAACACAGGCTTAAAGTTATTTGACCTGCGCACCATCGTAGCAAATCGACGCTTTAGAGGTCCAGTTCGGACTTTTTTGACACGTACTTGAGCAGCCATGTTAGGCCACCCTAACTCTACGGTACTTTTTAATGCTCATAAGCTCACGCTCAGAAAACCCAGTCTCCAAAGGTGCAACATTTCTTGTCGTCAAATCCTTCAAACCAACCACATCGTCATGCATGTTCTGCATCTCACGGGCAGCCGCTCTCAACAACAGCAACTTAAAAACTTTGATGTTGGCACCATCTAGGCCAGCCGTGTATGTTATCGTAACACGGTCATTAGCAAAAGCATTAAACAACTCAATGCCATAATCACGAGTTATGTAATCTCTCTCAGCCACCTGATCAGTCGCTGTAGCAGAAGCAGAAGCAGGAGTAATCGAAACAGAAGAAACCGAAATAACCGGACTATTATCCAAATACAACGTATACATCGGAGTATAGATAATACCCGGAGACGTAAGCGTCGTGGAAGGATCAGTAGTGTAGTTGTAATAGTACTGCTGATTCACTACTCCACGCCCTACATCAGGGATTCGATAGGTTTCAGTAAAGGACTGCTGCTCAATAGGTCTGCGCAGGTATGCTTCTAACTCTGCTTGTAGGCCGTCAATGACAATCTCAGCAGCGTCTTCTTGCACATTACTGAGCGTAATGTCCATATATGTTGTAATATCAGAAACTGTAATAAGAGCCATTCACGACCTGCCAAGAATAATACAAAGCTAAATAGCTAAGTGACGACTAAAAATCCGCTTAACCGGCCTGCGGTCTATTATTGGGATTAGGGGGCAACAGACCATCACGTCGGCCTGCATCAATAGCGTCTAGAACTCGCTCAATAAGCCCTCTAGGTCTAGGCGTTTCAGTGTCTGGCTTATCAGTTGTCGGGGGCATATGCTTTCTCCTCCATCGGAACGTACATTACTACTATAATACCGTACCTAAGCCCTACCCCACGATTACTTCTGCCAGTCCTCCCCCATAGGGTAAAAGAAACTGCCGTCGTCTAACATCATACCAATCACAGAATAACCAACAAGGTCTAAATACGTATCGTGCAACGATTCGTTCTCAACAGTCAGGCCATTCCCAATCAAGTTCTCTAACCGGGCAACCTTGTCATGCATGCGCAGCAAAACCCCCGACGAGCCAAACCTTGCAATGTTATTCGGACCATAGTCATTCTGTTTCGAGCACAAAGTCCGCCACATATCCTCCGGCTCATCCGCCAGACCACTATCAGCCAAAAGGGCATACTTTGCCGTGATAACCCACTCATGCTTTTCAGGGCTTTCGTTTGTACCAAAGTAAGTATCAATAAGCTCATCTAAATGGCTGCGCAAGTTTACAAGGATATGCTCTAATGAATCTTCACCTTGGAAAACCGTGGCTGCATGAAAAAGCCATACATCTTTAAGTCGCTCTTTGGCCGCAGCATCCCAGGTGGCTACGTCAGAAACTACAGACATTAGCCTTCTCCCTTAGTAATGTTGTTTGCAACCTGCGTCTTAAAACCAAACCAGATAAACCAGATAGCAAAAATAGCTGCTCCGTGACGATAGCCGATACCGGGACGCAAAACGTCTAGGTTGGGCCACGCACTGTTTACGACCATATTTAGCAGCATGATAGCCATACCGCCAAAAGCACTAATCGCTGCTACTGAAATTAAAGCAGAGATCAAGATACCCAGGGTAACCTTAGGTTTTGGCTGACTGTTTTCAGTCATCTGATTTAGTACTCGTTCCCATTCTTCTGAATTACGCATTTGTGTTCTCCTTAATTATTTGATGAATTCTTTGGCGTGATAAACCATACTCTCGGGCTAACGTAGACAACGGCACACCGCCCGACATGTGCTTGGATATAATTTCGTTATTTCTTACTAATACAACATCTCTAGATTTTGGTCCCGGTCGCACCGGCCCCCACTCCCATGAAGGAATAGATTCTAGCAGAGCAACTCGTTGGGCTGGCAATGCGTTTTGTCGATACCGTGTCCGCATGTAACTTACCCAGTTCCCTAAATTCAGTTCTTCCCCGGAGTCTAAAAACTCAACGTGGCCGCTCGGAACTAGTGCGTCTCCAAAACGATCATTGTATTGAAGTAAGGCTTCATAGTGCCTTCGCCATCTCATATCATGATTCATAGAACTATATTAGTGAATAGCGTCTACCATGTCAAGGGGAAACTTTGAAATGCTCAATTTCTTTTGCTAAACGACGAATACCTTTAACAGTAGCTACGGTTCCAACATGCTCAGACCAAGACACAATATCGCTACCAAACTCAAACTCTAACGCATCCCAACAATAAATAAACCTGCGGCGATTAACCGCAGGCACAATCTCCAACAAATGAGCAAAGTCATCTACATGCGGATATGCAGTCGCACCACACAGCATGGCTATCGCATAAGACAAAGAAACGGCCCCCTCAGCATCGACAGGAACCGTTTGAGAAACTCCAGCAACTTCCACCATATCAGCAAGATACATTAAGTCCACGTGTAGCTTATGCTCGTGCAGTTCTTGAAGCGAAGTCATAACAATATTCTAAAACAAGAACGGGGTCCGGTGCAATGACCGAACCCCGCTCAGATACTTGATCGCATATCGGTTACCGGCGTCTTAACCGATATCCACAATCAACCTCCTTGGGGTTAGTCATTCTTGCCGGTACAAGAAATAATCTATATCCCCAAGTTGCACAACAGTGCAAGTTTACTGACTATAATAAAAAATCAGCCAACAAACGTGTCGCCGGGAGTCCAAGAACACCCAGTAAGACCGCCCGCACGAATAGCGTTTAGAGTACGAATAGTCTCATCTACGTTACGGCCAGTGTCCACATCGTTTACAGTAATTGACCTGATGACATTCATAGGGTCAACAATAAACGTGGCACGCAAAGCGACGCCTTCTGAGTCATCAACCACACCCAAGTACTCAGCCAAATACAGACCTGTATCAGCCACAAGAGTATGCCTGATGTCTCTAATCAGGTCGTTGGACTTCTTCCAATTCAACTTGCAGAACTCGTTGTCGCCACTGAAACCAACAACAACCGCATCCTCATCAAGAACACGATCCATTTCCTTAATCTCAGTAGGACAGATAAACGTAAAGTCCTTAGGGTAGAAGTAGAATACCTTCCAACGGCCATCAAAGTCGTCTAGGCTTACATTAGTAAATTCGTTTGACGCCGTAACACCGACTGCGCCAAAGGGGGGAAACTGTTCATTCAATCCAATCATGAACATATTATACCCGCCCCTTTGGCGGAAGTCAAATTATCGGATAGGGCAAGCTCCAGTGGCGCACTCCGCATCGAACTCGTCGTCCGACATGATAGTTGAACCAGTAAGCTTCTCTCCAAGAGGCGAAGTGGTCTTAAGCACGGTTTCATACTCGTCCTTCGTCAACTCCCCCATAGGGGCCTGATCAAACCCGTGCTCGCTATGCAGCAAGAACGAAACAGACTTCATCTCGCTCCAATGCTCCGCAAGGTACTCACGGATACCGTCAAGCTCTTCGCTCTTGTAGTAGACAGTCACCGAAATAGCGTTGTCTGCCCAAACCTTCTGCAAACGGCGAACAAGGTCCATCTGCTCAATAGCAGTCATATCCTCAGCCAACACAGTGCCATCAGGGAACGCACAAGGGAACTCTACAACCACCGTCCGATGATCTTCTGAACCATCAAAGTTACGCAGAGGCTCTACATAGAACCCCTTTGACCTGCAGTAGTTTACAAGCACATCCGTAGCAGACATACGCATACGCTTAACGAAGTACTGGCTAAAGCCGGGGTGAACACCGGGGGTCACACCGGGAAGAAGGCTAAGCGTACCAGAAGGCTTAATCGTGGTAAGACGAACAGACTCAGGCCAGCCACGCTCCTCTGACCACGCAGCATCCAACTCACGCAGTTCAGTGTAAGTCTCATCTAGCCAATCAATCTTGTCAAGAGCCTGAGCAACACCAGTAATACCAAGACCCAAACGCATGTTCTGAGAAGTGATCTTATCAGACGCAGGATCAAGGTACGACAAAGCGGCAGTAGCCTTCTGGACCTTGTACAGCAACTTGGCAACATCCTTAAGCTGCTCAGGTGAATCAATCATGGGAAGGAAAATCTCAGACAGATTGCACGACTCACGGTTAGCCAGAGGGATTTCAGCGCAAGGGTTAACGCCAACAATTGAAGGATCAGGACGCTCTTCGCCCATGCGGCCAAACTGACGTGAAGCTTCTAGGTTAAAGAACCCGTAAGGTTCGCCGTTGCCCTTGTACCCTTCCCAAATCAAATCAGGCATATCCTTCATTTCTTCAGGAGAAACAAAAACAGTATTGTTCGACATGGCCCGCTCAATAGGAATATCGCCAAGGTCCCAACGCTTCGCCATCAGGTAATCTTCATCGTCAAGACGGCCAACCGCAATTTCAGCGCTGCGACGAACGTTACCGGCAACAACAATAGAGCCAATGATGTTCATGCAGTCAAGAACCTCAACGGAAGTAAGCGTGCGGCCAACAGCACCGTCTAGCACCTTGCAAATCTTTTCAACACCAGAGATAAGAATTTCAGGTCCTGAAGCAGTTCCACCAAACGTCTTAATGGGAACTCCAGCGGGACGAATCAAATGAGTTGCATATGTCATCCAGCGAGGGTTGTCATCATCGCCAAGGTAGCATTCAAACACCTTACGGATCAGTTCAGCCCATCCCTCACGAGTATCAGGAACAATGAAATCTGAATCGTTCTCATCCTGATGGGAAACCCACGCACTACGGACGACACCAAGACGCTCAGGCTTATCGCATGAGAATCCTACGCCGCCGCCAAGCATAAGGCGCTCAACAGACCACGAAAAATCTGAAGGCTTCTGAACGTCAACAAACCAGCAGTTCACAAGTGAGTCGCCGCCCAAACGCTGGTTGTTAGGAGTACCTAACTGCCAAAGCATTCGACCAGCAACAGAACCCTTCAAGTTAAACAAGTAATCATACAGACGCTCAGCCTCATCCTGTGTCAACTGGGCACCAATGTTCTGTGCACCGTTAACAACTCGCTGAATAGTCTCATGCCATTCCTCAGTGCGTTCAATAACGTCAGTGTTGCCTTCAAAAATAGGTCGGGCATAAGTACGCTTATACGTTACATACCCCAGACCGTTGAAACCCCAAGGAGGCATCTTGTCTGCGTAGTCGTTAGCGTGGTCGTCTGAAATGAAAAAAGGGTTCACCTTATGTCCTCCTATGGCTGTGAACGTGTGTATAAAAATAATGGTTTTACTATTGTAGCCACCCACAATGAACTACAATCGTCAAGTCATTGTGAGAGTTGCAAAAATCTTGCTAGATCATGCTACCATGAACGTGGCAGCATGTCAAACTGACAAGCTTGCTAGTTCTTTCGCTAACTCCACTCTGTTAGAGAAGAGCAAAAACAACCCAGCTGCCTGGGTATTTAAATGAACTGATGCTTCTCCTTGAGATGACTTCGGCATCTCCAGAGAAAGCAAATTGACAGCACACAACTTTCGGATGTAATCCACAAAGTCAACTTTGCTGTCAACCCCTACATTTAGAGTTTCTATAGCAGAGTACAGTACAGACATTCTACTACATGTGGCACGCTGCGTCAATATAGAACTAATGATTACAGCAGCAAATTCTTCCCAATGCCCAAACAACGACAAAGACGGAAGTACCGCTGACACTTGCATAATTGATCTGCTGCTTTGACTGAGACACACAGCCGCCTCTAACGCATAGTCAGGCTCGTCGTGCATCGCTAAGTACAGAACAGCATTGTCCAGCAACTCAATACCCGCCAGCACCTGCCGGTCATGAACCGAATCAATCAAACAAAACTCGCTTGCCAACGCCAACAAAATATCTGTCTGATCAAACGAATACTTATCATTGTGAGCATTAACAACAGAGTGCATGACCAAAGTCAAATCAATTGTCTCATCCAGAACAGCGCCTTCTTCAGCAACCAAAAACTGAAGCATGTTGATAATACCAGCAGAATAAAACTCATCAATAGACTCAAGCACCACTACTTCATCACGAGTCCACGTAGGTATAGGCAAATCTGAATCTTCTTCAAAGATAGGCATACCCTATTATAGCAAAAGCCCCCCGACCGAAGCCGGGGGGCCTTTGAACTAGTCGCTAAGTTTTAGCAACTCTTAAGTTGATCTCTAGGATCAGCTCGGTTCGGCGTCGAAGGTGACCTTCACAAACGCCTCGGGACGCTTGACAGCGAGGGCAAGACGCTCTTCAGCAAGCACCACGATGGCGTTGCGGACGAAGAAGTCTGAGTGCTGTTCCGAAATACGGATTGAAGCAGCCTCACGGTCGTACAGCTGAGCGCCA